ATGCTGGTCTACAAGGACACTGCGCAGCCGTTGGATTTGCGGCTCGACGCCGCGAAAGCGGCGATAGGGTACGAGAAACCCAAACTCTCGTCCGTCGATGCCAGTGTGAACGGCGCCATGGGCCACTATGAAGCCCAGCCCATCCCAACCGAACACCGTCACAGTGATACCGTGGCGAGCCCAGCCGGGCCCGCAGCTAACGGCCATTCAGCACGACCTGGTTGATGAACTGCTTTATGGCGGAGCCGTCTTCGGCGGCAAGTCAGATTTCCTGCTCGGTGATTTCGCTCAGGATGTTCCCCGGCCCTACGGCAAATACTGGCACGGCATTCTCTTCCGCAAGAGCTACAAGCAGCTCGAGGATCTGATCGCCCGATCGAAAGAGATCTACCCGCAGTGGTTTCCGGGCTGCAAGTGGACCGGCAGCAGTAAAGAGTTAGAGAAGGCTTGGGTCTGGCCGAATGGCGCGACACTGCGCATGCGCCATATGGATCACCAGGACGATTGGCAGGAGTATTGGGGCCACGCTTACACGTGGATCGGCTGGGACGAGCTTGCGCTGTGGCCCAGCCCGGTCGCCTACAAGATGCTCAAGGCCCGCTTGCGTAGCGCTCAGGCCAATATCCCGAACAAGCGCATACGCGCCTCCGCGAATCCTGGCGGCCCTGGACATCACTGGGTGCGAGCGCACTTCAAAATCGACGAGTACCCGCTCGGCGGTCAGATCTTCGAGGAGGATGGAATGCGCCGCCTCTTCATTCGTGCGCGGATGGCTGACAACAAGATCGGCATGCAGAACGATCCGAAGTACGAATCGCGCATGGACGGTTTGGGATCGCCCCAATTGGTAAAAGCTCTGAAAGAGGGCGATTGGAGCATCATTGCCGGGGCGTACTTCCCCGAGTTCAATCCCGACCGACATGTCGTGCGCCCCTTCGAGATCCCGAAGTATTGGGCGCGCATCCGCGGTATGGATTGGGGCTCGGCCAAGCCGTTCTGCGTGCTCTGGGCGGCCGTGTCGGATGGCTCGATTCCCGAGATCCCGCGCGGCTGGCTCGTAATCTATCGCGAGTGGTACGGCTGGAATGGTGAGCCGAACACAGGTTGTAAGATGCCGGCTGAGAAGGTTGGCCTCGGCATCCGTGAGTTAGAGCGCGCTGAACAGATGGCAGACGAGGTGCTTGATCCCGCCGCATTCGCGCGCGATGGAGGGCCTAGCATCGCAGAGCGCCTTGATTTAGGGTTCCGGCGGGCTGACAACTCCCGGGTGGCGCAGGGCGGACGGATGGGCGGTTGGGATCAAGTTAGAGCACGGCTCGATGCGACTGAGACGCCCGGTCTCATCGTCTTTTCCACTTGCACGCATCTCATCCGCACGCTGCCGGCGCTCCAGCACGACAAGCACAAGCCGGAAGACGTCGACACCGAAAGCGAGGACCACGCGCCGGATACGCTGCGGTATATCTGCATGTCACGCCCGGTGACCCGCGACAAGCCGAAGGATCAGCCGGCCCGATTCCCAATCGACCTCACCATCAGCGAACTTGTGAAGCGCCAGACGCAGCGGCGCTTGTCGGAGCAGTGATATGCAAGCAGGCCCGTGGGCGACGTATTCCAGTTTTTCAGCCGTGACACCTTCGGATTCCACGCGCGTGAGTTGTCGAGCGATCTACGTCGGTGGAGCGGGCAATGTCGCGGTCAGCCCCGATGGCACAACCGCTTCGACGGTAATCACCGCGCCCCCAGTGGGCACCATTCTGCCGATCGAGCTGAATGAGGGCCGCATCATGGCGACAAACACGACCGCGACCAATCTCGTGATGCTGGCGTGATGCCTGCGCAGGTCGACAAGGCCGCTGAGGCTCGCCGCTGGAAAAAGGAACTACAGCTCGCCGGCAAGCGCGAAAAGGATTGGCGCGACGAAGCCGAGAAGGTCGTCAAGCGCTATCGCGGCGAGGAGAAGAAGCGCAATCGCTACAACGTGCTTTGGGCTACTACCGAGACGCTCCGTCCCGCTGTTTACAACAGCAAGCCAAACCCTGATGTACGCCGCCGCTTCCGGGACTCTGACCCGCTCGGAAAGGCGGTTGGCGAGGTGCTCGAGCGCTCGCTGTTCGTCATGTTCGATTCAGACGAGCCGGATGCGGCAATCCGCAATGACGTGCTCGATGGATTGCTTTCAGGCCGCGGTGTCTCGCGCATCAAGTACGTCCCGAAGCTGAGTCAATCGGGGACCGCGCCCACCAAACCGAAGGTCGAATCAGAAGATATCGGTGGCAGCGAGCCGCATGAGGATGACGAAGGATCATACGAGCAGGTCGAGTACGAACAGACCTGTCTCGAGCACGTCGACTGGCGTGATTATCGCCAGGGCTATGGCCGCACCTGGGACGAAGTGCCGTGGAATGGCTTTCGACACAAAATGATTCGCTCGGATGCGGAATCGAAGTTCGGCAAGGAAGCTGTAGCGACAATTACCTTCGCCCAGCCGAACACGGACGATCCAAAGAAGCCGACCGAAGAAGCCGGCGAGACACAGAAGGTCGCCGAGTTTTGGGAGATCTGGGATAAGCTCGGTCAGCGGGTGTTTTTCATTCAGGAGGATCTCGAGCAGCTCCTATTCCCGCTCGACAACCCCGATGGTTCGCCCCCGCTCGACTTCGAGGGCTTCTTCTGCTGCCCTGAACCGCTGAAGATGATCGAGAACACGGGGTCGCAGATCCCCATCATCCCGTTCACGCTGTACGAAAATCAGGCCAACGAGCTCGACAAGATCTCGGTACGCATCGATCGCATCGTGAATGTCTGCCGCCTGCGCGGCATCTATGATTCGAAGCTGCCGGAGATTCCAGATCTCCTTGCGGGCGACGATAACGAGCTGACACCGGTTCAGAACGCGCAGCAATGGTCTGACAAGGGGCTGGATGCGGCAATCGCTTGGATGCCGGTAGAGAAGCTCCAGGCGGTTCTGGCGACGCTCTACGACGCTCGTGAGAAGCAGTTGGCCATTATCGATCAGCTCACTGGCGTTTCCGACATCGTCCGCGGCGCCACCGACCCGAATGAGACTGCGACCGCTCAGCAGATCAAGAGCAACTATCATTCGCTGCGGCTCGGGCGCATGCAGGGCGAGGTGAAACGGTACGTTAAGGATCTGATGCGGCTCGCCTCTCAGGTCATGAGCAGCAAGTTCGCTGCTGAGACATTCGCGGCGATGACGGATCTGAAGTTTCCGACGCTTCAGCAGAAGCAGGAGCTTCAGATCAAAGAGCAGATGCTGGCGCAGCAGCCCCAGGTCCCTGGCCAGCCCCCGCCGCAACCGCCTCCGGAGCTCGTACAAGCCCTGCAGGTTCCGACCTGGGAAGACATCCTGGGGATGATGCATTCGCCGGCCCTGCGTCAGTTCCGGGTCGACGTAGAGACTGATTCGACCATTGCGGCGATGCTCGATTCGGACATGACGGCCCTGTCAGCACTGCTGAAAGCAATTTCGCAGATGCTCATGGAACTGGCGCCATTGGTGCAGTCTGGCGCCCTCCCGGTCGAGGCCGCGAAAGAGATCGTCATGGCGGTTATCCGGCGCGCGCGGCTTGGCACGGCCGTCGAGGATGCCTTCGACAAGATGCAGATGCCGAAGCCATCCCCGCAACCTCAGGACCATGCTGTCGAGGTGGCGCAGATCAACGCCGCCTCACACGAGAAAATTGAGGGCGCAAAGCTGCAGGCTGCGGGCCAGAACGCGCAGATTGAGCAGGCGGCGCAAGCCCAGCAGCGTCAGGCTGAACTGGAAATGGAACTGCGCAGAACGCAGCTTGAGGCCGATATCGAGATCCGGAAGGATGCCCAAGAGAAGCAACACGAGTTGTCGCTCAAGACGGCCGAGCACGATCTCGAACTCAGGAAGCTTGCGGCTCAACTTGAAAATGAGCGGCTAATCGCTGATGCGAACAACCAGACCAAGATCATGGTGGCTGAGATTGCCGCCAAAGCGCAGCAAGCCGCAGCCGCCATGACGGCGGCGAATTACGAGAAGGAAGAAGAGGGTGTCGATGCGTAGGCGTTATCGCTGGGATCCGAAGTCTGAATCGATGGTCGAGGTGCCATGGGATTCGACGCAGCAGTCGCTTTCGCCCGCAGTTTGGAACGATTTGCCGGGCTACCAATCGCCCGTTAGCGGACTGTGGGTAGAGGGGCGTAAGGCGCGCCGCGAGGATTTGAAGCGTACCGGATCGCGACCTTACGAGGGTTTCGAGCAGGAAAAAAAGGAAGCCGAGCGTGTCCAACGCGAGAACGATCGCAAGTTGGACCAACTGGCCGAGAAGATGGCCCATCGCGCGTGGGCCGAAGCGCCCGAACGTATCCGACGAGTATTCCGAGGCAAATAGGACAACCCTATGCTGGCTGAGAAAGATATCGATCAGACGATGGCTGCCGACTGGGCAGCGATCCGCGAGAAGTATGCGGAGCCCGAGGAAGGCGCCCCCGAGCCAGCAGAAGCTGTTGAACAGCCGCAGGCAGCTGAAGCCGTTCCCGAGCCGCAGGAAGCGCCCATTGAGCGTGCGCGCGATGAGTCGGGCAAGTTCGTCAAAGCGCCGAAGGAGGCAAAAAATGGGTCGCGCGAGTCGCCGAAAACAGAATCCGGAAAGACTGGCACGACTCCCGAGGGAAAGCCTGGAACAGCGACTCCTTCGGCATCGCCGGAACAATCTGGAGATCCAGATGCTTCTCAACGAGCTATTACAGGCGATGCTGGACGCGACACCAGCCGCGCGCCGTCCACCTGGAAGCCCACTGAGCGGCTAGCCTGGGACAAGATCCCGCCGGAAGCGCGCGCCGCTATCCACCGCCGCGAGGCGGACTTCATGGCTGGCCAAAGCCAGCTCCTGCCGGATGCCCAGCTCGGCAAGAGCATGCGACAGACGATTGAGCCGTACCGCATGCTCATCGAGGCCGAGGGCGGCACGCCGGAGCGGGCCGTTGCCGACCTCTTGAAGACTGCTGCCATCTTCCGCGTCGGCACGCCCCAGCAGAAGTACGGCGCTATCGCGCAGATTGCCCAGCAGTTTGGGCTGGATCTGTCGGTATTCAGTCAGCAGCAGCAGCCTGGGCATCAGTCCCCCCCCCAGCCGCAGCAGCAGTTCCGTGATCCAAGGGTCGACCAAATCCTCGCCACTCAGCAACAGCAGGAAGCCGAGCGCGCCAGGCGGGAGCAGTTTGAGTTAGAGACTGGTGTAACGCAGTGGATAAATGAGACCGACGCTCAGGGTCAGCCGCTGCGGCCGTATGTCGGCGATGTCATCAACGAGATGTATGCGCTGCTCCCGCAGATCAAACAGGCCAACCCGGCCTTGACAACCGCCCAGGCTTTGGAAGAGGGTTACCAGCGTGCGATTTGGGCTCACCCCGAAATTCGCACGATATTGCAGCAGAAGGCTGCAAGCGACCTCGAGGCGCAACGCCGGGCTGAAAACCAGACTCGGGTACGTGAAGCCAAGCGAGCCGCTTCCGTGAATGTGCCGCGCCGAGCCTCTCTCCCCACTCCGGCAAAACCCGGAACGCTGGAAGAGACCATCGCCGCCACAGCACGCGAGTTGGGACTCATCACGTAACCGCCCGCGCTCATGATGCTGCGGGCAGAGGTTTTCAGCCATGCCCGCCGGCATTTCCAGTATTTTTCAGGCGTGGACCGAGCTTGCCGCCACGACCTACCGCAAGCACGAATCCGAAGTCGCTGACAACGTCAGCAAGCACAACGCTCTCTTCCGCAAGATCACGGCCAAGGGCCGGGTACGCAAGGAAGATGGCGGACTCTCGATTGTCGCCCCGCTCGAGTACGCCACCAACTCGACGTACCAGCGCTATTCAGGCTTCGATGCGCTCAACATCAATGCCGTTGACGTGCTGACAGCCGCGGAATTCCCGTGGCGCCAAGTCGCGGTGAACGTCGCTGCTTCGGGTCTCGAGCTGCGCACGAACATGGGCGAGTCGCGGATCATCAACTTCACGAAGGCGAAGATCCGCAACGCCATGAACTCGTTCAAGAACGGCATGTCGGGGGACATTTACTCCGATGGAACGGCCGCGAACCAGATCAATGGCATTCAGGCGCTGGTTGCGGACACCGGCACGGGCACCGTCGGGCAGATCAACTCCAGCACGTTCACGTTCTGGCAGAACCTCGTGCAGTCCGCCGCTGCGCCGCTGCAGGGAGGGTCAGCGCTGACTCTGGGGCCGAGCACGATCGAATCCCTGATGCTTGCACTTTATATCAAGTTGACGCGCGGCACGGACCAGCCAGACATGATCGTTTTCTCCGACGATCTCTACACATACTTCGAGCAGTCCCAGACCAGCTTGAAGCGCTACACCGACGACGCACGCGGTACGCCCGAGAACGACGCGACCGCGGGCTTTGTCACGATGAAGTACAAGAATGCCACGGTGTTCTTCGATTCCTCGGGCGGCATTCCGGCGGTCCACGGCTACTTCCTCAACACGGACTATTTGGAGCTCGTGGTCCACCGCGACGCCGACATGACCGTGATGGAAGAGCTGAAGAGCGTCAACCAGGACGCCGTCGTAATCCCTGTTCTATGGATGGGCAACCTCGTGACCAGCGCGCGGTTCCTGCAGGGTGTTCTGAAGTCCTAATCGACTACCCCGGTGAAAACCGGGATGTCAGGAGAGAGAGATGCGATACGGTCCTTTGTTCCCCTACGCCGGCGCGCGGCCACTCCAGGAGTACTTCCTGGGTGCCAATGACGTCGGCAATCCAGATTTCGGCGCCGGTTACAACGGCCCGGGTTCGGTCCCCCCGTTCATGCCGCCTGGTGCGATCGTGCCGGGCTTCGACAACTACTGGGGCGGCGTCGAATTCCAGTACTGCTACTTCAACTCCGCCGTCGCTCCGTGGACGCCGGTCACCATCAAGCCAGCCAGCAATCTGGTCACCGGCCGTTTTGTGTTTGTGGCGTCTGCGGTGGCGAATAGTGCGAACCAATCACGCCCGATGGGCGTGGCGATCGCTCTGCAGGCTGCTGGCCAGTATGGATGGGTGGCAGTCTCTGGCCTGGTGCCCGTGCTGTCGACCGCCTCCGTTGCCACGGATACCCCGCTCGGTATCACCGGTGCGGGCACGCTCGGCGCTTCCAGCGCTGGCAAGGAGATCGAGAACCTCATCGGTGTTCTGCCGGCCACCACGACCGTGACCAAGAACGTGCTCACGACTTCCGGGTCTGGTGTCGTGCTGGTGACGGGCAATAACACCATCGATGGGCTCTTCATCGGTGCTGCAGTCTCCGGTACCGGCATCCCCGCGGGTGCGGTGGTCGGCACGATCGATCCAGACGGCCGTCGCTTCACCATGTACGCAGGTCCTGGCGTATCGGCCAGTAGCACGGTGGCGACGGCCACGGCTACCGGCGGTATCACGCTCACCGCTACGTACAACGACGGGACGAACTACTACAACGTCGTGCAGCTCAATCGTCCGTTCTGCCAGGGCCGCATTACCTGAAGGAGTTCGCATGGCTCTCGCACAACGACTCGTTCAGGCTGGATTGTCCGCAGTTCAGGCGGCGGCAATCTCCGGCACCGTCGCGAACAACCTCACCGCTACTGGAAACAGTCAGGCAACAGCGCTCGCTTTGGGCGCCGATACCAACCGAGTTACGACGGTCGCGGCGTCGACTGGCGTGATTCTGCCGCCGATGAACCCAGGTGACTCGATGGAGGTGATCAACGCTGGAGCCAATGCGCTATCGATGTACCCCCCGGTTGGGGCACAATTGAACGCGCTCGGCAACAACGCTGCGTATAGCATCGCGACCGCGACGCCATATTGCACGGTCACTTGCATCACGCCAACGCAGTATCACTGCTTCCAGTCGGCCTAACTCACGGGGGCGCAAACCCCCGATTTCTATCGGAGAAAACCTCCATGACGATCGGCATCGCAGACAAACGCCCTCCCTTTGTGCAGTTCGAGGAGCGCGAGCTCGGGATCAACGCAGAAGCGTCAGAGCGGGCAGGGCGGCCCATTCCAAACATCGTGACGCTCGCCTGTATCACGCCGCACGGCTCCAAGGATCGATTCGAGAAGGTCGCCGAGGACTGGCTGAAGCAGATTCGGGCCCAGGCCATGACAGGCTCGTATCCACTTGAGTGGGTCAATTTCTTCGAGGCCCAGTACGGCGAATGGAAAAAGGGCAATGAGCTTCCGCGCGAGGGCACGCCCACCAAGACCTGGCAGGCGGCCACCAAAGAGCAGTCCACACGGTTGGCCGCCATGGGCTATACGACGGTCGAGGATGTTGCACAGATCCCCGATTCGGCGTTGGGTTCCATCGGCCCGGATGGCCGCTACCTGCGTGATCTGGCCAAGAGCTGGATCAATGAGGCGAAGGATAAGGGGATCAACGCCAAGGCGCTCGCGGATGCCAATGTGCGGATTGAACAGCAGGAGGAGACGATTCGGAGCCTGCGAGAACGCATGGCGGCTCTCGAGCATCGGCTCGCCGATCAGCCGAAGCGCGGGCCCGGTCGGCCACCGCGGGAGCGCGGAATCATGGAGGATGACGCGGCTTGAGCCTACTGACGATCGCGCAATCGGTCTCTCTTCGTGTCCTGGGATCCAAACCGGCCGTTGCGGCATCGTCTACCGATCCGAAAGTCCTTCAGATTGTCGAACTCATCAATGAGGATGGCCAGGAACTCGGCTCACGCCATTCCTGGCAAGTTCTCACCAATGAGGCGAACTTCGCCACCAGTGGACTCGCCGGCGGCATTACCGCCTTCGGCACGCTGACCGGTGGCAGCGGTTATGCGAGCGGCTTCTCCAACACCTACGTCTTTGTCCCGCTGACCGGCGGTACAGGATCGGGGGCGCAAGCCACGATCGCCGTGACTGCTGGTGTCGTGACCTCCGTCACCATTAGCACGGATAATCCCGGATCAGGCTATGTAGCGGGCGATGTGCTTTCGGCTGCGGCGGCGAATCTGGGAGGGACCGGCAGCGGCTTCAGCATTGTCGTCAAGACGGTGGGCATCGTCGGTCAGCAGGCGCAGGGCAGTATCCTCACGGTGGCGGGACCTGACTTCAATTTCATCGTCAATGAGACGATGTGGAACCGCTCGCAGCGGCGTCCCGTCTTTGGGCCCAAAACACCGGCAGAGTGGCAGCAGCTCAAAGCCCAGTTCATGCAGGGACCGTGGATCCAGTATCGGTTGAGAGGCAATCAACTGTTGATGTTGCCCGCCCCCAGTCCCGGATTTGCGATCTATTTCGAGTGGGTCAGCAAGTATTGGTGTACGAATGCCGCCGGCACAACGGGGCAGTCGAGCATGGTGCTCGATACGGATATCAGCAAACTCGATGAGCGCTTCCACATCTTGGGCGGAATCTGGCGTTGGAAGAAGGCCAACAAACTCGATTACTCCGAAGACTTCGAGACGTACGAAAAGGCTGTGCAGGATGCAATCAGCCGCGATGGCAGCAAGGGCCGACTGAACCTGGCGGGCGCTCAGACTGACATCTATCCGGGAGTCGTGGTACCCGCGGGTGCATGGCCCATCAGCGGTAATCCGGGTGGATAATGCTCGGGGTTTCCACTGGCCGCCCAAGACCCAATAGACAACAGGAGCCTATTGTTGTCACGCGTCCCGTTCCGACCGGCGGACTAAACGCGCGGGATGCGCTTGCCAACATGGCGCCGACTGATGCGGTGGTCATGGACAATTGGTTCCCACAGCCGTCCTATGTTGAACCCAGAAAAGGACGACAGGATTGGGCAACGGGACTGCCGAACGCCGCCGTAGAGACGGTCATGGCCTACAACGGCGTATCGGCTCGCAAGCTTTTCGCATGGTGCAACGGTAGTCTGTTCGATATCACTGCACAGGGGGCGGTTGGCGCGGCCATCATTTCGGGAATGTCTAATAGCCGCTGGCAGCATTCCATGTTCAATGCGGGCGGGGGAAACGTTCTCTTGTGCGTGAACGGCGCAAATCCTCCTCGCCGATATGACGGAGCGGCTCAGGGCGGGATCGCATCGACTACGACACTCGTGGGCGGTGCAGGATACGTCAATGCGACCTACACCAACGTTCCGCTGACCGGCGGGACTGGTAGCGGCGCGCAAGCCACGATCGTTGTGGCAGGAAATGCTGTCACGTCGGTCACGATCACGATGACAGGTGCTGGATATGTCGTGGGGGATGTGCTCTCGGCCAGCAATGCCAATCTTGGCGGCGCGGGCTCGGGATTCTCGGTCACGGTTCAGACAGTCGCGGGTTGGTCTGTCACCACAATCTCCGGTACCCATGCCGATGGGAGTGCGCTCAATCCGAGCAATTTGATTACGGTCACCGTGTTCAAGCAGCGCACGTGGTACATCGAAGCAAACACCATGAACGTCTGGTATAGCGGTGTACAGGCGTACCAGGGCGCACTCACAATGCTGCCGCTGGGTTCATTGTTCAAACTCGGTGGCTATCTCATGCAGATGGCTACATGGACCATCGACAACGTTTCGGGAATCAACGATTACGCCGCCTTTATCACGAGCGAAGGCGAAGTCGCGCTGTATCAGGGATACGATCCTAGTTCGGTCAATACATGGTCGCTCGTCGGTATCTTCCGCGTCGGGCGCCCCATCGGACGCCGCTGCTACACTAAGTACGGCTCTGACATCCTATTGCTCTGTGCTGACGGACTGGTGCGCCTGTCGGAAGCTCTCCTTACGGATCGCACGCAACCGGACATTACACTGACCGACAAAATTCGCAATTCCATCAATCAGGACGTGCAGAACCTCGCGAGCAATTTTGGCTGGCAGGTCATCGAGCACCCGATTGGCAACAAGCTGATTGTGAATGCCCCGGATATCGAGGATTCGACTTCGCATCAATGGGTGATGAATACCATCAGCGTCAGCAATGCGTGGTGCCGGTTCCTCAATTGGAATGCCATGTGCTGGGAGGTGCAGCAGGATTCGCTGTACTTTGGTGGCGTAGGGAAGGTATCTCTCGCGGATGTCGGATACTCGGATGCAGGGGCTGCCATCACCGTTGATTGCAAGCCAGCGTTCTCGTACTTCGATATCCATAAGCAGAAGCAATTCCATATGGTGCGGCCTGTTTTCCAGGCAAGCGCCAAGATCCGCCCTTCCATTACGCTCAACCTCGATTTTCAGGACGTATCGAACCCAGGACCACTATTTACGAGCGGACTCACCGCGCCCTGGAATACGTCCCCGTGGAACATCACTCCATGGGGCGGCACGTTCCCCATCTTACAACTCGCCGATTGGATCGGCGTTGCAGGTATCGGCTATGCCGCAAGCGGCCGTCTCCAATTCCAAATCTCGAACGTCGCCCTCCGATGGCAGTCCATCGATTACCTCTTTGAGGAAGCGGGAGCCCTATGACGGCCGACTCATCTTCAATGAGCCAGAACGCGTTGCCCGGTGGGCCCAGGAACGCATGCCGAACTTCATCGGATGGAGCGGTGCCTACCAAGCCATTGGCTATGAGCGCCACGGCGAGCTCAAGGGAGCGGTCGTCTACACGAACGCCTCGCCGACTAATGTTGTCGCTTCGATCGTACTGGCGGTGCCCTTTACGCGGCGGTTTCTCTACTGCGTGCTCTGGTATCCATTCGAGCAACTCAAAGTTAGACGGATTACGGCCATGGTGGAGGAGTGGAATACGAAGTCAATTTGCCTCTGCGAGCACCTTGGATTTAGGGTCGAGGGACGCCTTCGACAGGCTGCGCAGAACGGCGGGGATGTCATTGTCATGGGACTGCTCAAGTCCGATTGTCGGTTCCTGAAGAGACCGCCGTGAAGATCATTACGCGCGGGGTTATCGATTGGGAAACGCTCGAAGTGCTCGAGGAGGAGTCCTATGAGTACGATGGCCCGGTTGCGCTCGCGAAGGACGCCGGCTCGCCCCCGCAACCCGTGGATCCCTGGCAGCAGGCCGCAGCTCAATACCAGCTCGGGACAGGGACGGCGCAGTTCAATGCGAACCTGAATCGCACGAATTCGGTAAACCCGCTAGGCAGCACGTCCTGGACTACTACAGGGAGTCCGGCGTTATCGCCGCCGTCGCAAGCGCCAAGTCTTCCTGCAAGCATTCCATTTCCTGCGGGCGCTCCGCTTGGACTGGGCACGCTCTATCTGAACGGAGTTCAGAATCAATCGGGTGGGGCGCCATTCGGTTTTGGTGGCGCAGGATCAGGTACGCCACCTAACACGCAGGTGACACAGCTCGCGCCGCAATTTCAGAGCGTTCTGCAGCAGCCGATCGATACGTCGGGAATCGCCGGGATGCCTGGTGGTCCATCAACGCTCCAAGATCTCGCTACGACTCGCAACGCGCTGTTCAACCAGCAAGAGGCGTATCTCCAGCCGCAGCAGCAACTACAGCAATCTGAACTGGATTCTCGCCTTGCAAATCAAGGAATCATGCCGGGGTCGGCGGCCTACAAACAGGCGCAGGACCAACTCGGCCGCGAGCAGACATTCGCCAATCAGCAGGCGATCGATTCGGCCATTGCGGGCGGCGGTCAGGAACAGTCGCGCCTCTTCGGTCTCGGGAGTCAGTCGCTTCAAGATCAGTTGGCCGTGCGCAATGCACCTATCAGTGAGTTTGAGGCGCTCCAGGGCAATTCTCCAGCGACCGCCTCGGCGCTGACACCCGATATCTCTGGCGCCTTCAGCCAGCAGTACCAGGGGCGACTCGCGGGTTACAACGCGAACGTCGCTTCGGACAACAACACAACAAGCACGTTGGGGTCGCTTGCTCTCGCAGCCGCAATGTTCTTCAGCGACAAACGCCTGAAAGAAGACATTAAGCGGGTCGGTAAGACCGATGAAGGGCTTCCGGTCTACACCTACCGGTTCAAGGGCGACCCGCGCGTTCAAATGGGTGTGATGGCCCAGGACGTGGAGAAGCAGAAACCGGAAGCCGTGTTCAGTCTCGGCGGTCGCGGTGGCCCCAAGATGGTCAATTACGGAGCGATCAAATGAGCGCAGACCCGGGAATGATGGCGCAAATGCTCGCCAGCCGTTTGGGCGGTTCACAGGGCGGCTACGTCGGTGGTGGCCAGCAACCTGGCCCGCAGATCGCTCCGCAAGGGCAGGGCGCTGCAGATATTGCGCAGAAGCTAATGCTGATGGCCGCGCTCCGGCGCAATCCGCAGCAGCTTCAGGCTCCCCAGCAGCCGCTGCAGCCGAACATGATCGGCGGCGTGAACGCGCTTCCGCAGGCCCTCCAGGCACAACAGATGCCGGGGGGCGTCAATGCCTGACACGGGCGTCCAACCGCCGTATCTCGATCCAAGTCAGTATCCCGCGTACTTGGATCTGCAGCGCAAGCAGATGCTCGCGCAAACGCTCATGGGTGCGTTCCAGCAGGCCAATCAAACGCCCGCTGAATGGAACTCCATGCGCGTGGTACCGCGGCGGAGCGGCTTGCAGAACGTCGCGACGCTCGCTTCAGCCCTACTGGCTGGAAAGGCTGTCCAGGGTGCCAATCAGGCGCAGCAGCGCTATTTCCAGGGGCTCTACGGTGGTGGGGATACTTCGGGTGCGCCCGCATCGAGCGCCACTCCTGCGCCTTCCCTCGCGCCGCCGCCGGCCGATCCCAACGAGCAGTCCGTTCAACCGCTCATTGCGCGCAACGGACAGTCATTCTCGCAGGCGGTCGGCGGCGGCGCGCCCCAACCGCCGCATCCAAATCCAATGCTGCTGACCGGTGATCCGCGGACTTCGCAGGTACTATTCGGGATGCTTGGACCTGAGGAATATGGGAAAGCACTTGCGGGTCGTTATGCACCATTGGACCTCGACAAGAAGCTGACCGAAGCGGGGATTACCGATCCCGCCCTGCGCCGGCAGATCATCCAGGCGAATATTGCGAAGGAGAATTATATCGCTCCAGTCGGTGCTCGCGGTGGCGAGACAATGCTGGACCCAAGCACGCGGCAGCCATTCTTTACGGCGCCACAGAACGGCGTACAGACGATATGGACCCTACAGGGTCCGGTGCAATCAGCGATCCCCGGAGCTCCGCAGGCGCAGGCAGATATTGCGGGGGCTACTACTGGCGCCAAAGAAGCTAATACGCCGCATTATGAACCGGACCCGTTCCATCCTGGTCAGTTCAACGCGACTTACCCGCCGACTCCTCCGGCCCTTCAACAGCCGGGTCAGCCCAAGGCTCCTAAGGTGACGACGCCATCGTCAATCAGCGGCGGTACTGCTGCCGATCTCGAGAGCCAGAAGGAGGGTGCGAAGGCCGGACAGGCTTATGCAACCGAGCTGTCAAAAAACGCCACGGGTGCCACGGAGGTTCGCCGCAGTTTGTCGGAGCTCAAGAACCTTGCCCATCGGGCGGCGCCGAACGCGATGAACGAAGGGAAAATGAAGCTCGGCTCCTACATGATTGCCGCCGGCATGAGCCCGGAATCGGTCGCGAGCTTCTTGGGTGTAGACGTCGGAGCGCTGCAGGCCGCTCAGAAGCAAACAGCCACTCTGGCTGTCAACACCATCCACAGCATGACGAGCCGAGGTACGAATTTCGACCTTGATACGTTCATGCGCAACAACCCGAACCTGAATATGGGAGACCCGTCTGGATTCGATTCAGTAGTCGACTACATGGACAACAAGGCGAAACAGGAGATCGCCAAGCAGAAAGATTTCGCCGAATGGAAGAAGGGTCACACGCCGGATGAGTGGGAGACGGGCCACACAGCCCATTGGCTCGACTTACAGAACCAGAACATTGACGCTGGGAAATCCAACTCCCGGCCGCCGCTTTCGAGCTTCGTGAGGCCGTAATGCCTACGTTCGACATCAACGCGGCGAAAGCGGCTGGGTACTCCGATCAGGAGATCCAGCAATTCCTGCAGCAGCAGGCGACGGCTGGTGTGCGCCCGAGTCACGTCGTGCAAGGGGGCTCCTATGCCCAGGACCAGTCCACGCCAGAGTGGCAGGAGAAATACGGGCCGCTCTCCGGGATGGATCAGGGTGAGCAGGTTCTGGCCGGCGCGGGCCGCGGCATGGTGCATACGGCGCGTTCGCTCGGGAATCTGGTCGGAATCGTTCCGAACTCGACGCTCCAGGATGAACGGCAGATCGATGCGCCGCTCCTTTCCACCGGTGCGGGTAACTTCGGGAATCTCGTCGGTGAAGCTGCAATGACCGCGCCGGCCGGAATGGGAATTGGCGCGGCTGCCGGGCGCGCGGCGCCAGTGCTTGCTGGCCCGATTGCTCAGGGCGTTCTACAGGGGGGGGCGCAGGGCCTCGCTACATCCGATCCGGGTGAGCGCGGCATAAACACGCTTACGGGCGCTTTGACAGGCGGAGCGTTCGGTGCCGGGACGCGCGTCGCTGGGGCGGCAGTTCACGGCCTTCATCGCACACCGGCCGCGCAGCGGCTATTGGATGAAGGAGTTCAGCTCACACCGGGGCAGATGTACCCGCAGGGTGCGATGAATCAGTTCGAGCAGGCTGGCGAAAGCCTCCCAGGCTTCAAACAGATCATCGATCCTGCTCGGGAAGCCGCGGAACGGCAATACCAAGCGCGCGTGATTCAGGCGGGGGCCGCTCCAGGCTCGGCGCCGATCCGTCCCTCGGAGAACATCTCCGACATGCTCCAGCAGGCATACGATAGCTATGCGCCGCTCTACCAGCAGGCTCATGGATATCCGGTCACGCCGTCGATCGTGCGCACGGCTGGCGGAGACATTCCCTTGGATCGAGCATTTACGCAGGCCGCTCAAGCTCCAGGGGTGCCGCGCAGTTTGCAAAACTCTGAGAATGCATGGCTCCAAGATCGACTGACGCAGCTACCTCGGAATCCTCAGAGTGAGGATCTCCTACGACTGCGTTCTGACATCCGTCAGCGAGCGAGGAATGCGAACCTGAAGACGGATACCGATTCGGGGCACATCGCAAATATCAACTCGCGGGCCGAGCAGTCTGTCACTCAGGCGCTGCAATCGCAGTTGCCCCGCGATCCTCTGCAGGCTTTGGCTACGGCTGATTCCAACTACGGCAACTACAAAATCATCGAGAATGCGGTTGCCAAGTCGAAAGACAATCTGGCCGGTCTGACCCCGCAGAAGTTGAGTCAGGCGATCTATGACGCGGCGGCTGATCCGGCCTATGCGCGCGGTGCCGGCGGGCCGCTTCGGGATCTCGCCAAGGCTGGTACTGAGGTGTTCCAGACCGTCGCACCTCCGAACGGCTCGCGCGTGGCGACGCTGGGGGTAGGAGCCGCCGGAGCCTTGCACCCGAGTATCGGGATTCCAGTGGCAACGGGGATGCTCGGGCTGACAGGAACCCAGACTGGGCGTCGCTTAGCGGCTGGGGCTACCGCGCCTCAGCGGTATGCGCAGCAATTGATCGAGGCTCTCAACAGTAGCATCCCGGGTTATGCGCGGAACGTCGGTGGCCAGCTCATTACGCGAGGCGCGGTGGGCGCCGGGATACCCGTGATACAGCAATACGCTCCGCAGGCACTGGCTGCTGCACTAATGATGCAGCCCCAGAACCATTAGAGCTTCTTATAGAGAATTCGCTTGAAACGACCTTCCGGAATCCAGGCTGAAAGCGCCTTCGCGACCCACCAGGCCGCGAGAAGCAGCAGCGTATTCACGAGAGGGCCTACCAGCACGAGCAAGACGGTATGAGTTGACATATGCCCTACGACGGTAACGGTAACTTCAACCGAGTCCACAACTGGATCTCGGATGCTACCAATGGATTGGACATCAACGCCACCGAAATGGACCAAGAGGACAACGGCTTTGCGGCCGGTCTGTCCAATTGTGTGACTCGGGACGGGCAAGGGAAGATGACCGTCGATTTCCTGCCAAATGTAGACAATGTCTTAAATCTAGGAAGCGGGGCGTTCCGGTGGGCGTCGATTAACGGGACGCCCATTTCAAATTTCGTCACGGCCACTCAGGCGTCCATTGGTGCGTTGCTATACCCGAGGACTAACGCGGAAGTTGCCGCCGGGGTGACGCCTACAAACTATGCGTATGCGCCGGGGGACTGTCGCCGATACGGCGCGGCGACGACGGATGCGACTGGTAGCACGAATCTAACGGCTATCAACAATGCACTTTCCGTCGCGAACAACACACCAGGAGGTGGCGTTGCGACGCTCCCAGGAGGGAATTTCAATATCAATGGCCTCCTGACCGGCTATACGAACACCTATCTTGCCGGCCAGGGCATGGGCATGGGGCAGGCTGCCAATCCAGATTTCACGAACGGCGGAACCTCAATTACCCAATTGAGCGTTTCTGCGGATGTGATCAATTTCCCGAATGCCAATTCATGCGGATTGCGGGACATTAGCATCGTATGCGGATCAGGCGGAAACGGCATTGTCTGGTCAGCGACAGGTTCGAATCAAATATCGTACTTTCAGTTACAGAACGTCTCGGTGAATTTGGGCGCCAACAGCGCAGGGATTGGAATTTGGTTGAACTGTGTGGGTGCAAGCTCTGATCTGTACTTTCCACGCTTCCAAAATGTGACGGTTACCGGGCAAAGCGAAGTCGCCTACGGTACCAAGATTGGTATCCGCGTCGGGACTTCCGGGGCTGGTCATCCGGTCGTGTATGGAGACTTCAGCGGTATCTTGGTCAACGGAGTGAACATTGGCTTGGATCTGCCAGGCTGCTCGCAATGTGTCTGGAAGGGGGTAACTCTCTACAACATATCGGGAACTGGCTCGAGCGGAATCGGTGTGAAGGGAACTGGTGCCGGGAATAACTACCTGTTTGGCTTGATGCTGGAACAGGGGACGATTGATACATATATAAACTGGAATGCCTCATCAAATCTCAATGTTGCTTTCTTAAACGACACGGCAATAGCGCCTGCAAAGATCGTGGACGCGGGCACCAATAATCAGTATTTCGGAGATGACGGCAGCGGGGGGTTTACCAACAAGTTCGGTGTCGCACTGAATCTCTTCGATGTTCGGTCATTAAAAGTGGGGGGCAATCTATCCCCCGCTGGTACTGCGTTGACCCTGTATGCCGCCACTACGGCAACCGTGAATCCTGGAGCGATAGCTGCCAATACTACTAGTGATTCGGTGATCAGCATCCCCGGCGTCCTTGCGACTGATAAAGTAGTCATAACGCCTCAAAGTGCGCCAGAGGCGGGAATTATGTGGTCCGTGAGCGCAGTGGCGAACGGTGTAACAATCAGACTAGCGAATGTGACGACAGGATCGATCACACCTGCGAGTCGAACTTACAATATCGCAGTGTTTCGCTGACACACTGACATGAGATCATGAATGACATATTCGGCGATCCCAAATCCATCATCGTTGGTCTCATCGGGGCGGTCATGGCGCTGCTAGCCTGGATTGGACGGCGCGAACTGGAGCGCGTGAAGGGTGACAACCAGAGTCTGCGAGACGATATGGAGAGGCGGCACAAGGAGAACATCGACCGTCTCGACCGCATCGAGACCGGCGTAACGGATACGCACCGCCGGATTGATGATCTCTACCGAGACTTGCTGGATCAGAAATGAGCCTCGAGACCTCCATCCTGGAGCATGAGGATTACGAGGAGCACGCCTACAAGGATTCGAAGGGCCTCTGGACATTCGCGATCGGCCGCTGCCTCGAGACGAACCCGCTGACCACGGGCGAATGGAAGTACCTGCTCGACAACGGGCACCTCGCCATCTCGATCACGGAGGCCGGCGCCGAATGGCTCATGGAGCAGTCGATTCAAGCGATCCGCGGCCAATGCATGCGCATGTTCGACTTCTGGCCGGCGCTCTCAGATGCCCGCAGAGACGTGCTCGTGGAGATGGCCTACCAGATGTCGATCCAGCGCCTCCTGGGCTTCCACGACATGCTGGAGGCGATCCGGCTGGGCCAATTCAAGCGGGCGGCCGATGCCGGCAGAGATTCGAAGTGGGCGCGTGAGGACTCGCCGAAGCGAGCCGAAGAACTGATGACGATTCTCGAACGGGGTACGGTATGAACATCGGCCAGAAAGCTCTCCAGGTCCTGAAGACCGTGGCTCCCATGCTGGGGACGGCCATCGGCGGTCCCTTCGGTGCGCTCGCCGGAGCGGCCGTATCAGCGGCGATCGGGACGCCAGCCGGGGATGACAAGGCCGCCGAAGCTGCTCTGCTCACAGCCTCTCCCGATGCGCTGGTGAAGCTGAAACAGGCCGAGCAGGACTTCCAGGTGCAGATGCGGACGCTGGGCATCAGCGAGGAGAAACTGGTCTACGATGATATCGCCAGCGCGCGAGCTCGAGATATCGCGGTCAAGGACAATACGCCAGCCGTCCTAGCCTACGCGATCACGTTCGGCTTCTTCGGGACTCTGGGCTTCATGCTGTGGAATGGCAAGCCGGCGGTGGGCGGCGATGCGCTGCTGGTGATGCTCGGCTCACTCGGTACCGCCTGGGCCGGGGTCGTCTCGTTCTACTTCGGCTCGAGCCTCGGTAGTGCTCAGAAGGACCGGGTGCTGGGTACGGTCGCTACTCAGAAGTGAGGCGACCCGCCGCACCTCACGCTTCTGCGCTGCACACCTCTCGCACCGCCAGATCCGATGATGCAGGTCCCACCAGGCGGCTGAGACCTCGTGCCTATGGCGCTGCGGCAAGCACCACACGATGACCATTGCTTCCATGCGTAGATTTTGGCCCACCGATGGCCACTTTGGCGAACTCGGGCGTCAAATAGAGGGAGAGGGCGCTTCCGGTTCGTCCGGTGGCATGCCGAGCGTTTCACGAGCGAAGCGTCGGCACTGAGCGCCGATGAAATTTCGAGTGGCAATATGCTCCAGTGCCGCCCGCAGCCGCTCGATCTCGGTCGCTGCCCATTTCGGGTCGCAGCATGCCGCAAGCAGGTCGAGTTCATCATTTGTCATGAGGTGGGCTCCCTGCGCCGAAGATTACATAGCTCGGCGACATGGTCGAAGTCGTCGAGGTGTTGCACAGCGTATTGCATGCCGTTTCTGTCGTCGGTCAGGATCATCACTTCGCCGGGCGCCATTTCTTCCAGCTCCTGCCATAACGTCTTTCTGCGTGGCTTTGGGTCGGGCAGCCAGAGAAACCAGCGGATGACTTGCCACACGCTCATGAGTTAGCCGGTGAGCTTTTGGACCAGCGGCGCGATTCCCTGATTGATCTTTGCGAATAGCTCGCCGAACTCGTGCGGCCCGCAGCCAGAGGCCAGTAGCTGGCTCATGGAGCCAAGGGCCTGAGCGGTCTTTATCAGCAGTTCTCGTTCGTCAGGCGTCATTACGTTCTCCTGGTTGATCCGAATGCCAATCCCGCGCGCCGTGTCCACGAAGACGGGGCTGAGCCGGTGGGACGGTTGTATCCCCTGACCGCAAATCTGCGATCGTCCTTCCACGGCACGCGGGCGGCAATCTCATAGTTGGTCAGGAAAGTGGCAGGTAGGCGCCGGTATCAGGATGCAGGTAGCACGCTTCGGCGCGATACGGCCACGCCTTTACGTCATCGCGTGCCGCTTCCTTTGCCTCGTCGCAGGAATCGAAAATCACTGGCACGCCACTTCCAATGATCACGCTGCCGTCCCGTGGGTCAACCCATTCAGTCAGCATCGCGTAGGACCAGTTGCCCATCCCTGACAGCAACCGCCAGGGGGTAACAACCTTGCGCATGATATGGGTCACGACCGCTCACCTCGTTGGTTGGACGCGCGCATCAACCGCGCAACGTACTTCTTGACCTTCTCGTGCAGCTCCTTCGGGAGCCACAGTTCCAGCTTCGTGAGCCCCTGAGCGGCCCGTCGGGCTCGCTCAGCGGCTTTCCGCTCGGCGGCCGTGGCCATCAGGCCACCTGGAACTGCTCGCCGAACTTGGCCTCGTGCCGGTCCGCATACGCGTCCACGAAAGCCTGCTCGTTGCTCGGATCATCGAGGGTCGAGTGCAGGTCCTCGCGGATCTCGTCATCCATCAGGTTGACCGCCGCATCGAAATCTACCTGCCGACCCGCCACTGTGACCTTGCTCATTTTGCTCTCCCGTCGAGCCCGTCTCGACTGTGAGGCTATGCTAACTCCGTGACATGTCACAGTCAACAGCTATTTTTGCTGCTCTGCGGACTGTGGTTGAGCAGGCATCGGCGCCTGCTGCATCTCGTGATGCGCAACCCTGTCCGCCATCTTTGCGACCCAATCAATGATCTGGTCGAGCCGATCTCGCTGCTGATGCAAATCCGCCAGCACGGCGTAGTAGTGCTCACTCAGGCGCATGTCAGCCATCGCGATCTCCAGACGTGGGTTGAGATGATCCGTAGTGCAGCAAGGCGAGGGCGTCGCACCGCTTGCGCAGCCGGTCGTTCTCGGCCTTCAACTGCTCGTTCTCCGCTTTGAACGCCTCCAAGTGCTTCTCCAGCGCGTCGGCGCGCGGATAGTGGCCATCGGGCCGGCGAGGCGGAATGCGGGGCAGATCAGCCATTGCCATCGCTCGTGGGGACAGGTCGTCGTAGCAGTGCCATACGTGACGCCGGCTCAGTCGATAGGAAGTCTGTGACCCAAGCCAAAAACTCCCAGCCATCTCTGGACAGGTAATCGAGTTGCGCGCACATGTCCGTCGTCTTGGCCGGCAGAAACACTATGTTGTGCTGGTAGTTCATGGTTCGGACACGGTTAATTGTGATCAGGCACTGATGCCCGACGCCGTCGCTTGATGATGTCCGCAGCGTGTGGAGCGGAGCATCCGACAATCCGCGCGAGTTCACGGATACTGTGCCGGCCAGCCATGCGCCGCAGCCAACGAACATCCGCATCTGACAGACGCTTAGGTGCTGCCATGCTTCTCTCCTGCGCTGACCGCGGCTCGAATGGCCTCAAGCCGCTGTCTGTTCTGCCAGTCTCTCGCGTGGTTGGTCTGCACACCGCTTGGAAGGTGAAAGTCGCCACCGCAGCGCCAGCATAGATACTGCTCGCCGACGTAGTAATCTCCGCCGTCGTTCCGCATCCAGACTTCCCGGCCGCCGCACCCCGGACAGAAGTACGTCGTCGGGATCCACCGTTCCAGATAGCTATGGCCAGCCTCGTACCGCACCTGGGTCTCAATGAGCTTAAGGTCCATTGTCAGCAATCCACTGTTGGACGGACTTCGCAGCCTCGATGTAGGCAGGCGAGGGCGTCTTGGTGATCTCCTGGCCAGGGCGGTAGGTCGCCCAAATGCGATTCCGGAGTGCCTTGGGCAGCCGGAACCAGTGCGACTTGCAGCCCCACATTTTCGGCGGGACAGCGACCTTGCACCCGGGCCAGTGGCAGTGATGCGTCATGACGCACTACGAGATCGTCGGAAGTCCCACACGCCCTGTACGAGATTGGCCAGCACCACTACACCCAACCCCGCGGCCCACAGCCACGCGTCCCTGTAGATCGCATACGCGCAATAGCCAGCACCCACGATGCCGATCGCTAGGTTGACGAGATACAGATATTTCACGATTGACCTCCCGAGTCTCTAGGAGCGGGCCGCTCCCAATCTGAAAGCTCGGCGACATCAACCCGATGGTCGTAATAGGCATTCGGATTGCGGCCGCTATTGAACGAGTCACGAAGCCACACGTCCCCGAGCCGGGAGGCTCCTACGCACTGGTAGCGTTGCCCACGCCACGTGACCCATGGCGTGTTCGCTGCGAGCCAGGCGTGATCCTTCGCGATTGCAGGCCGCCGCGCGTGCTCGAGGAACTCCTTCGCGATCGGATCCGCGCCGGGTTCGTCCAGGTACTCGTCGACATGCTTCATGGATGCTCCGCACTGGATGTAAGAGGGGGCATGCGGCTCACCACCGCAGGATCCGTCGAAAGAGCGTCTCGGGATCGACCTTGATCGCCTGCGCGATCATGATGAGATCGACGACGCGGATTTCCCGCCGGCCGTGCTCCATGTTGGCGATCTGGCTGGGCGTCATCCCAATCCAGTCCGCCAACTGGCGTCGCGAGACATCGGCGTCGAGCCGGCTCGCCTTCAGTACCGTGACCGACTTGCGCAACCACTTTTGGCGCGCCTCCTGCGCTTCCGTCCGCAGCGGCGGCACGGCACCGGGCTTCATCGGCGTGCGGCTCACAGGGCACGTTCCGGCAGGAGTGCCGCGGATTGGCAGGTGATGCAGGTCCCACCACCGTTTATGGAAGGAGCGGGCCCGAAAATATTTTTCGAGCCCAACTCATTGCGATGTCTCATTTGACCTTTTCGGTGACCGAATCCGGCAGCGGCTGATCTGGGAGCGGCTGTTCTTCGGGAAAGTCCTGGATGTCGAGCGC